ATCATCAGAGACAACAAAATCTAGAAATCACCAAAAACGTAAATGCGGCAAGGCAATTACTATAGTTCTCTGTCGGCGGAAACCACGATGTTGTGGCTGCAAAATTCTTAGTATTCTTTGACATAATAAGCAATATGTGGTTTTGCAATAACTTCCGGTATGGGAAGTATGAGTAATAAAATATATTGTTGATATAGTGAAAAAATGTTAGAATATACTTGGAAAGATGAAAAAGCGTTTGAAACGGAGGTATTTATGCAGTACAGAATCGTAGGAAACACTATGCCGGCAGTGGAAATTTTGTTTGATCAGGCCGGAGAGTCAATGTACACACAGTCAGGTGGAATGGTTTGGCAGTCTGACGGGATTGAAATGAGCACGAGCACCAACGGTGGAATTATGAAGGGTGTTGGAAGAATGTTTGCCGGTGAGTCCATGTTTATGGCGAGATACACAGCACAGGCACCGGGCACAACCATTGCTTTTGCATCAACCGTAGCCGGTGAGATCATGCCTATCAACGTTGGCGAGACAGGTGGTATGGTATGCCAGAAAGGTGCATTCCTTTGTGCAGAACCGGGAGTAAATTTAAATGTCGCATTTACGAAAAAGTTTTCTGCCGGCTTGTTTGGCGGTGAGGGCTTTATTTTGCAGGATCTGTCCGGTGTCGGTATGGCATTTTTGGAGATTGATGGTGACAAAGTCATTAAAGATCTGCAGCCGGGAGAGGTGCTTAAAGTAGACACAGGTAACGTTGTGGCGTTTGAGCGTTCTGTCAGCTACGAGATTGAGACAGTCAAAGGTCTTAAAAATATTTTCTTAGGTGGCGAAGGTCTTTTCCTGACCAGGATAGTAGGTCCGGGACGTGTTATTTTGCAGACGCAGAATATTAACGAATTCGCTGGACGTATTGCTAGGATGATTCCTAGTAAATAATCAAAGACAGAGAGAAAATCAGTTGATTGCCAGAACACTGATTATGGAGAGACTGATCTGCCAGGCAGGAGTATCTTTGTCGGATGATAGGATTTTTAACAGCAGGGAACGAAATGTTGCCTGCTGTTTGTGTCTCATAATGTTGACAGAAAATTTTGCAACTTATATACTGGTAAAAGTGAATTCAATTTAGTCAAAATGCAGAAGTTTGACCAAATTGAAGAATGGGTGAGGTAATTAAAAGTGAGAATCATTGATTATAAGGAGAATTGGCAAAAGCTTCTTAGCCCGGATATAGTCAAACAGTTGACCTTGATTCACGAGTTTAAGGGAGAGCAAAGATTGTTTATTGAAGCTCATAGAGATGAACTAAATGAGCTGGTCGAATTGGCTAAGATCCAAAGTACAGAGGCTTCTAATAGAATTGAGGGCATCTTTACTTCGGAGGATCGATTGAAAAATCTGGTTCTTGAAAAGACGACTCCTGCGAGCAGAAATGAGTCTGAGATTGCAGGATATCGAGATGTGTTGAACACAATTCACAAAAACTATGATTATATTCCTGTAACGGCAAATTATATATTGCAATTACATAAGGATTTGTACAAATTCGGATTTGCAGAACTGATTAAATAGAATATGTGTTTGACATATGAGTGGTTAGATGTTAGTATACTAATAAAGAAGGTGCTACCGATAGACGGTTAGCCTGATATATGGATCAAAAATGACCGCTTAGTTTACCAGACTGAAGGGCGGTCATTTTTGTGTTTTATCATTGCTCTTAGAACCAACGGTATAACCAAGAGCAAAGCACGTAAGACATAAGCTGACGATGCGGCAAAAGGACGGCAGCAGGCAAAATTATATGCAGATAGCATAGAACAGCAACATGGCAGAAGACCGGTTGTATTTTTGACAAATGGTTTTGATATGCGCATTATTGATAATCAGTATCCGGAACGAAAGATAGCTGCAATCTATTCTAAGAGAGATTTAGAAAAATTATTTAACCTTCAATCTATGAGAAGTAGTTTGAAAAATATAACGATAGATAAGAAAATAGCTGGAAGATATTATCAGGAAGCAGCTGTGCGGGCTGTATGTGAAAGCTTTGATGATAGAAACCGTCGAAAGGCATGGGATATGCTTTTCTAGAAATCTTATTCCGCTAATGGCAGAGATGAACTGTCGCAGAACTCAGATGCCATAAAGGAATTAGAGGAATTGGGAAAGACACTGTAAGAGATGTAGCAAAGGGAATGCTTTCAAAGCACTCCCCTTGTTTGTCAATAAATATTATTTTTAAAAATTAATCCTTAAAAAATCCACAACTTTTACATCTGCTACCGAATGTTGTCGCACCACATCTTGGACATTCCCAACTGGACTGATCAATAACATCTGTACTCCAGCTACCATAATTAGGAGTATTTTGCTGGGAAACATTGGTAGCGGCAGGCGGATTGCTTAGTGTTGCCTGTTGGGGCACAAAACCTGTATTTACCGACTGTGATTCCAAATTACGCATTATCATATCCAGTTTGTTTTCTTGTTCCTTTAATGTGCCATAGAGCATAACTTGGTTATCGATGATAGACCAAAGTGCATGGTGGATGGCTGAAAATACTGCTGCTACAGCAATAAAAGTAAGCCATATTTGGCTTGCAAACGTAATGTCTTGCGCAATGAAACAGAAAGGTTCATAATGAACTTGATTGCAAAGAGAAAGGGGTAATTTTGTGGTGATAGATAGAGAACGAGTAAAGCAGGCGTTCCAAGAGTATACAGGCAGGTATGATATACACGATGAAAAAATCCGATTAAAAGTGGAACATACCTATCGAGTGGCAGATATCAGTGAACAGATTGCTGAAAAATTAGGACTTTCGGAGGAAGATATTGCATTGGCATGGCTGATCGGAATGTTACATGATATCGGACGGTTTGAACAACTTCGCCGTTTTCATACTTTTGTAGACAGTCAATCGATCGATCATTCACATTTTGGTGTGGAATTGTTATTTCAGGACGGATTATTGGCACGCTTTGTGGATAACTCTGGTGAAAATGAAGAGCTGATCAAGAAGGCGATTTACTGGCACAGTGCTTTTCGGATTGATCCGCAGTTGAATGATCGTGAAATGTTGTTTGCAAAGGTGATTCGGGATGCAGACAAGATTGATATCCTAAAGGTTGCTACGGATTTTCCGCTGGAAGAAATCTATAATGTGGCAACGGAACAGATCCACGCACACCTCATCACGGAAGAAGTCATGCAGCAGTTTCGACAGAAACAGGCGATTTTTAGAGACACGAAAAAAGTGCCGATTGATAATTTGGCAGGTCATATTGCTTTGGTTTTTGAATTGGAGTTTCCGCAAAGCTATGAAATTGTCAAGGAACAGGGCTATTTGGATCGATTGTTAGCGTTCCAAAGTCCAAACGAGGGACTTATGCTGCAATTTCAGGAAATGAGACAGATCATGCAGGAACATTTACAGGTGATGGCGGAAAAAAATCGGCAGACTGTGTGATCCTGGCTTTTGCAGGGGCGAGTTAGCAGTATGGCGTATAAGGAAAAAAAGATTCATACTTTTTTCATAAAGATTTGTTATACTTCTATTCTAATCCTTGGTGATTGCTGACGGAAAAATGCAAGAGATACTATTGCCACTGTGGTGAAGAACTTGGTTAAGGAGAATGACTTTTGTCGATCCGATAGGAAAATTTAGGTGGATTGTGGGAAGGGGGATTTTTATGGAGGGAAACCAAAGTGCCTATTATGGACAGTATTATATACCGCTGCAGAATCTGGAACAGGAGATATTGCAATGGTTGCGAAAGTTGGTAGATGCCTATGCGAAACAAGCTGGGGAGACACCTGTAGAACATATTCGAAGTCGTATTAAGACGGCAGAGGGGATGCAGGAAAAGTTACATAAAAAAGGATTTGAGACAACGGCCGATTCTGCACTTGCTAATGTTTCCGACATTGTGGGATTTCGCTTAGTGACACATTTTGTGGGAGAGGTGTACGATATAGTTGAGCGCATGAAACAGGATGGCACGTTCCGCATAGTCAAAGAAAAGGATTATATTGCAAATCCTAAGCCAAATGGCTATCGTAGTTATCACGTGATCTTGGAATGTCCGTTTTCGGAAGCAGAAAGCGGCACGATTCGAGTAGAGGTACAGCTTCGAACGATTGCGATGGATTGCTGGGCAAGCCTGGAGCATGAAATGAAGTACAAGAAACATATTGATAACGTGGAATTGATCGAGAGAGAGCTGAAGCGCTGTGCCGGAGAAATGGCGTCCACAGACTTGACGATGCAGACATTGCGGGACATGATACGCAAAGGCTAGTATGTACGGATATTGTGCAAAGACAGGTATGTATGGCTGTTGCGCAAAGGCAGGTACGTATGCAATTGCGCAAAGGCAGGTATGTACAGCTGTTGCGCAAAGACAGGAATGTATGGTTATTACGCAAAGACTAGCATACATGATATATTTGCATGGAAATCTATGCAGAAACGAGGATAAGGATATGAGCACAAAAGGAAAAATATTATACGCGGAAGATGAGTTGGGATTGTCGATGGCAGTTTCGGAGATCCTTAAGATGGAAGGATTTGAGGTGACGGCCGTGATGGACGGGCTGGCAGCAGACGAGGTACTGCAAAAAGAGCACTTTGATATTGCTATACTTGACATTATGATGCCCGGTATGGAAGGGACGGAAGTGGCTAGCAATATGCGTGACCGAGAAGATTATACGCCGGTTTTGCTGCTGACTGCCAAAGCAGAGACCGAAGATCGTATCGAGGGACTGAATATGGGCGCTGACGATTATCTCGCCAAGCCGTTTGCAATGGGCGAACTCGTTGCGAGGGTGAAAGCAATGGTGCGCCGCAATAAGGAGTATCAGCAGACGGTATTGAATCTTGCCAACGTAACACTTGACTTGGAGAGCAATGAACTGTCCGCAAAATCCGGCAGTTTGATATTGAGCGTCAAAGAAGCAAAGCTCCTTGCTTTATTTTTGGAAAAGGAAAATGTCAGTTATTCCAAAGAAGAAATTGTAAAACGAGTATTTCCGGGAGAAGTTGACACGGAAGAAATTGCACTATATATTGCCTATATCAACAATAAATTGGTGCAGATCCATGGCAATCTGCAGTTGGTGCAAGAGGAAGAAATCATACAGCTTCGTAAGACTGCATAGAAGCTAACCATAAATAGATTGTAGTAGGAAGGAGTGGCTGGACTTATGAAAAAACTGCGCTTGAAAATGATCGGGATTGTTTTTGCGTCTGTGGTCGCTGCATTTATGGTTATGACGATCATTCTAGTTATGTGTTTTGGAGCATATCGGAATCGTCAGGCGGACCAGATCACAGCGATGATCAGTGAAAATAATGGTACCGTTCCACAATTAAAAGATTACAAACAGCAGCAAAAAAACAGTCAGGCCTTTGAAAGATATTTTAACAATTATAATGAGGATTCGTCTTATCGCACTCGATTTTTCCGGATTTTTTTGGATGAAGACAAAAAAGTGACCAACGTAAATATGGATCACATTGCGGCGGTTGATGAGAAAAAGGCAGTTCGAATGACTAAGATGGCGATGCTTCGCAGGGGAAAGGTAGGTCTGGTAGGCAGCTATCGTTACCGCAAAGAGTATAAAGATGGTCAAGTGCGTTCCATTATCTTTCTGGACTGCAAAGAAAATCAGAGCTTTTATCACTTGGCAGTGACGATCACCATCACGGTATCAACACTACTCACCTGTTTGATCACGGTTATTTTTGCCATCGCTTCCAAACGCGCAGTTCGTCCGTTTGAAATCAATTCCAACCGGCAAAAACAGTTTATCACCGATGCCAGCCATGAACTCAAAACACCGCTTGCCATTATTTCAGCAAATGCTGAGGTACTGCAGTACAAAGGTGATGGAAATGAATGGACGCAAAATATTATTGATCAGACCAAACATATGGGAAAGCTTATCAACCAACTGCTCGTTCTCGCAAAGTTAGATGAGGTTCAAGAAAAGAGTGAAAAACAAGAAGCAGATCTTAAGCTGCTATTAGAAGAAACAATTGAGCCATTTGAAGAAGTTGCAACACAAAAGAAGGTAACATTAAAGCTGCACCTGGAAGAGGGGGTTACGATTCGCGTGAATCGTGAACAGATTGCACAGTTGGTATCCATTCTTACCGAAAATGCTGCGAAATATGTCAATGACGGGGGCAAGATCGTATGGCGTCTTACTAAAACACAACATGGTGCGGTATTGGTTGTGAAAAATACTACCGAAAAAGAGCTTCCGGACACTAAGCGGATGTTTGACCGATTTTATCGCAGTGACAGTTCCAGATCTTCCAAAACCGGAGGGCAGGGTATTGGTCTGTCCATTGCAAAAAAAATCGTCGATAGTCATAAGGGATCTATTACTGCAAAAGCGGGAGATGGCATGGTGACTTTCCGTGTCAGTTTGCCGAAATAAACGAATTAAGCTCACTCTTGTAACCAATTCGAAAATAATGTATGATAGAACCATATTGTTAAAACACAAGGAGGTACTACATTGAATAAGGAATTAGTCATCGTGCTGGACTTTGGCGGACAGTATAACCAGTTGGTCGCACGAAGAGTCAGAGAATGTAATGTATATTGCGAGATTTATTCTTACAAAACTGATATAGAAAAGATCAAGGCGATGAATCCGAAAGGAATCATCTTAACAGGTGGACCGAATAGCTGCTATGAAGAGGGTGCCCCTACGTATTCTAAAGAACTTTTTGAACTGGGAATCCCAGTGTTGGGACTTTGCTATGGTGCTCAGTTAATGCAGCATGTTCTTGGCGGTAAAGTCGAGAAAGCACCTGTGCGCGAATACGGCAAAACAGACGTGGCTGTTAATACGGAAGTTCCTTTGTTCAAGGGGATTCATGAAAACACCGTGTGCTGGATGAGCCATTTTGATTATATTTCAAAAGTTGCTCCAGGTTTCGAAATCATTGCACATACAGCAGACTGCCCGGTAGCGGCAGCTCAAAATACAGCAAGTAATCTTTATGCGATCCAGTTCCATCCGGAAGTGCTTCATACACAGCAGGGAACAGAAATGCTGTACAACTTTGTACGCGGCATTTGCGGCTGTGCGGGTACTTGGCGTATGGACTCCTTCGTAGAAGAGCAGGTCAAGATGATCCGCGAAAAAGTTGGCGATGGCAAAGTGCTTTTGGCATTGTCCGGTGGTGTAGATTCCTCTGTTGCAGCAGGTCTGCTCTCCAAGGCGATTGGTAAACAGCTTACTTGTGTATTTGTAGATCACGGACTTCTTCGTAAAAACGAAGGCGACGAGGTTGAGCAGGTATTTGGACCGGCAGGAGACTTCGATCTTAACTTTATCCGTGTCAATGCACAGGATCGTTACTATAGCAAACTGGCAGGAGTTACCGAGCCGGAGCATAAGCGCAAAATCATTGGTGAAGAATTTATCCGCGTCTTTGAGGAAGAAGCAAAGAAGATCGGTGCGGTAGACTTTTTGGCACAGGGAACCATTTACCCGGATGTTGTAGAATCCGGTCTTGGCGGTGAATCCGCTGTCATCAAGAGCCACCACAATGTAGGTGGATTACCGGACTTCGTAGATTTCAAGGAAATCATCGAGCCTTTGCGCGATCTGTTCAAAGATGAAGTGCGTAAAGCAGGTTTGGAACTTGGCATTCCGGAAAAACTCGTATTCCGTCAGCCATTCCCAGGTCCGGGACTTGGCATTCGTATCATCGGCGAGGTAAACGCTGATAAAGTTCGCATCGTACAGGACGCTGATTTCATCTATCGTGAAGAAGTGGACAAGGCTGCAGAAGCCTACAAAAACGAACACGGCAAAGAAGCACCTTGGATGCCAAACCAGTACTTCGCAGCACTCACCAACATGCGAAGCGTTGGTGTCATGGGCGACGAAAGAACCTATGACTATGCGGTTGCCCTGCGTGCAGTACAGACCATCGATTTTATGACGGCAGAAAGCGCACAGATTCCATTTGAGGTGCTGCAGACAGTCATGACGCGAATTATTAATGAGGTGAAAGGCGTAAATCGTATCTTTTATGATCTGACGAGCAAGCCGCCTGGAACGATAGAGTTTGAATAACGGACATTTGAGCCACGAATCCTTATTTTACTGGGATTGTGGCTCTTTTATTTTGCTCCGTGATGTTAATGTGATGTTAAGAATGATGTGCCATTACTTTTCCTACTCAAAATGAGCATTATTCTTGTGATGTGCAGCTTCCTGTAAAAGCGCAATCGAAAACAGTTGCAAATTAAAAGTGCAATCCAATATGGTTGCGAATAGAGTCATAAAATGTGAATTACATTGAAAGTGATGTCTGAATATGATAGAATTTGTCACATGGAACCCACGACGGGGGTGGCAGCCTCCCGAGCCGATGAACCGGTTTACCGGAATACATAGGAAGGGAGGTGGCGCCGATGACGGCTTATGAGATCATTTCGATTTTCATTGGGATATTGGCTTTGCTGATGTCCTTTGGCAGCTTGATATTAGCGTTGCTTGCCTTTCTCGACAAGAGAAACAAGCGCAAATAAAAATGCCTACTCTGTCGCAACCAGAGTAGGCATCTCTTTATAGAGAAATAAGCTCGCTCGGGAAACTCCACCTTTGGAGTGGGGCTCCTGAGAGGCATCCGTTCCCGCGGGTGCCTTTCTTTACGATTAATATACCACAATGCTTTGCTAAATTCAAGAAATTATTTGTGCTCTATACCTGCATTATCTAACATCATGGCAAATACATCATATAGCGTTTGGTCGTTGTAAGCTCCGAGAGGACGAAGAAAATCATAACGATTTTGATCACAATTCAGAGTAGACGACTGATCTATATGGTTATCTTTGGTGAGAGAAATAACTGCGGTACCACTTTGACTTCCAAATGACCACTTAAAACGATAATTAGTTGTACTGGTGGAATTGTCTGGTCCGATATATGAATAACTGAAAGCATCAAGATTATTCATAATTTTTTTGCCAGTATTCGCAGATCCGTTTAATCTTTTTGGCATAATAAATCATTCCTTTCTTATTTTGTGCTATTGTTGCGAAACTGATTTAATCTGTCCGCAAGTTGCTGGTCCTTATCCGGATAAAGATGCGAATAAGTATCGAGTGTAGTTTTTACTGATTCATGACCAAGCCGCTCGGCAATCTCCAAAGGCGAAAAACCAAGATCAATCAGCATGCTGGCGTGTGAATGCCGGAGATCGTGAACTCTGATCGGCTTAAGGCCGGCCCGTTCGGAGACTCTTTTCATTTCTTTTTCCAGAGCTGTCTTTTGGAAATAGAAAATTCTGTCATTATTTCCAATGCCATAGAGTTTTGAAATATACTCCTGGATATCATCATACAGAAAATCTGGGATGGATATACATCTCTTCGCCTTTGGCGTTTTTGGCTCAAGAAATAGTTCCTCGCCTTTGATTTTGGCGTAGTTTTTGTTAATGTCAATCCTCTTATTTGGCAGGATGTCTGTCGGTGTGAGTGCCAGCAGTTCTCCGGATCTCATTCCGGTATAGAACAAAATGTCAAACGCCAGTTTCATAGACGATTTACTGATGGCATGTGAAAACTTTTCGTATTCTGCCTGTGTCCATATGTTCATCTCGCCCGCCTTGCTCCGGCCCATGCTGCCGGCAGCCTTACATGGATTTGCCTGTAACCGGTAGTGAGATACGGCGTAATTCATAATGGCAGACAACTGATTGTTTACCGTTTTAAGATATGTCTGTGAAAATGGTTTTCCGTTATCATCCCGGTAGGAGATAAGTTCGTTTTGCCATTTTCGGATCTTGATTGTATCAATATCGCATATTTTTTGTTTGCCAAAGTATGGGAGAATTTTTGTATCGATAATAAATTGTTTATTCTCCATTGTGGTAGGCTTTAAACGGTGCTTCATATCTTCCAGATAATTTGAAACGAGAGAAGCAAAGAGGATGTCACTGGTGTTATTCTGCTGATCCATAAAGGATTTTTCATATTCTTTTGCTTCTCGTTGTGTCTTAAAACCTCTTTTGCAGATATGTTTCTTTTCTCCCGTCCAATCAGTGTAATAGAAATTGGCATACCAAAGCGTCTTGCCACTTTTGAGTGTGTACTTATATGCAGGCATGAAATGTCAGCCTCCTTTTACTAGGTTACATCGTCAGAATTATCTGAGTGAGATGGGAACTTTTCTACCTTTACGGATGTGCCGGTTACAGAAACGCCAATCATATTTCCGGAAAATGTCATATATCCGTAAGAAATACCTACTATAGCGTTTCCTCCCAAATCTGCAGACACTTTAATCATATTTCTTAATACAGCCTGTTTGGCTTGGTGCAGCTTATCAGAATACTCGGTCGCTTCTACCCCAAAAAAATCCGAGACAGATGCGTTGATGTCAGAAAAATATCCTGTGCCAAGTATTGTTTCGCCATCGACAATTCCAAGGTATTCATTTATACGATAACCTTCGAAAGAGAACCCCGTAGTAAGTAACTGATTACTAAGACGATCATTGTATAATTTTTCTTTCAGTTCTTTTTTCTTTTGTTCTTCAAGGAGCTTTGCGGCCCTAATTTTATCCTGTTCGTATTCAAATGCTTTTTCTGATTTGGACACAGGGCATCCGCATGAAAAGCACATTCCGACTCCGAACATATCATCGGTAAGATCAGTTCCGCAGTTTGTACACTTCATATTATTTCCCCCTCCGCCTCCGGTACCACTCGAAGGATATTATTTTGCCTCTCGCATAGAAGTTTCTGCTGCAACAGTTTCTTCGTAGCGTTGTTCTTTAAGATACTTTTTCATGTCTCCGACAATTATGTCCTGGTTATCTTCGTTTAATCTGTGAAAACTTGATAATGCGTTTTCAGTTTTTTCATCGATTACACACAAAAGATAATCGCAGGAGACATTGAAGTGTTCTGCCAGTTTTATAATGGTGTCCACATGCGGAACAAAACCATACTCAATCAGATAAAACACTTCTTGACTTGACAGACACAACAGATTTTCTAAAAAGGAAGATGTTGTGTCAATGCTGTTATCGCTGCATAGTTTCCGGATCCTTTTGGCAATTTCGTAATTGTATTTGAAAGGCAATACGTTGTCGAAATCTGTTCTTCGGCTTGCTTTGATTATTCCCAAGAGACAATCCGTTGAAACATCGCATATTTCTGACAAAGCAGAAAGTACCGGGTATGGAATAGGTGCTTTTGACTGTATATAGTCAGCAAGTAAATCTTCAGAAATGCCAAGTTGCTTTGCAATTTCGTTATTTCCAAGACCGGTTTTTGCAATCCAATAGTTAATGGAATTTTCGCAGCCGTTACCGGGTGCTTCAGAAGATGTTGTCTCTGAATCCGAAGTGTTGCCTAAAAGATAATCAACAGAGACATTAAAGAATGATGCAATTTTTTTGATCGTTTCTAAATCGGGTTGGCGTTTCCCGGTTTCCCACATTCCGATTGCACCATTGCTCACACCTAAATGTATTGCTAATTCGCGCTGGTTGAGCCCTTTGTCGTTTCTAAGTTGTGAGATTATTTTTCCTATCTCCATTATGTAACCTCCATTCTTATATATTTTATCACATTTTGTGAGCAAAAAAAGCAAAAAAAGCAACTGCTCACAAAAAGTTAAAAAATGCTTGACAAAACAACAATGCGTGAGTATTATTTAACTAAAGCAACATAATGTGAGCAGAAAGGAGAAAAAAACGTGAATAACAACAAATCGTTAGCAGAACTGAGGGGCGAGAAAAAAATGTCCCAGCGTGACTTGGCACGGAAACTCGGTGTCAGCTCCGCTACTATTGGAATGTATGAATCAGGCAAGCGAACTCCTTCGCTAAAAAAGGCAATTTTAATAGCGAGACTATTTGATGTTCAGGTGGAAGATATAACATTCTCTAAAAATAATTGTACTACGGAGGGAGATGCATAGAAAATGGCAAATATAACAGCGAAGACAAGCTCCAATGTTTTTTATCAGGCCCGTTGTAATGCCGCAACACACAATGAGCAGTTGAGTAGCCGGGAGGGCGCAGCTGACTATATGTCGATTGACAGGGGGCGGCTTTACAGAATAGAAAGTGGTATTGCAGTACCGTATCCGGAAGAAATAAGGCTGATGGCGGGTTTGTATAATGCTCCAGAACTTGAAAATTATTTTTGCAGGACCATGTGTCCTCTTGGGAAAGAGATGCCGAAAGCGGAACTTGCCGATTTGGACCGAATCACAATCAGAACACTTTCTGTTTTTCGGAAAATTGGAAAGACGAGGGAAACTCTTCTTGATATCACTGCAGATGGCGTGATTGATGAAAGCGAAAAGCCGGAACTTGAAGCGGTAATGAGAAATTTGGAGGAAATAGAGGAGATTGCGCAGAGTATGAAGCTATGGATTAAGAAAAACTTATAAAAAATAGGCTCGAAACGGTCGGAAGTATCATTGGACCGAGCATATGCGAGGACAGTCTGGCGGTGCGATTGACGAAGTAGGGCTTAATAATTTTTTGTTTGCAAGTTGCTGTCAAGTGTCAGCAAGTGACAACAAATGCGTCCGTAATCCAATCCAATCCGAATTCAAATCCTAATCGGGAAATCAATACAATATATGCTCGGAGCAACAGGTAGCTCCGAGCCGAAAGGAGATGATGATTTGCATTTGGTAGAAAACTTGAGATATTTGAGAAAAATGAAAGGTAAGTTACAACAAGAAATTGCAATCCAGCTTGGGGTTGACCAAAAGACAATCTCATCATGGGAACGAGGTACGCGAACGCCAACAATCGAAGCGATTATTAAACTGGCAAGGTATTTCGGCGTTACGCTTGATGATCTGGTCTTGAAAGAAATGAAACCACCAGTACCGGTATATGCACTCAACATCGCATATCTGCGGAGAAAACACGACATGACACAACAGGAAATTGCAGAATTGCTTGGCGTTTCCAAAACTATTTCGCACAAGTATGAAGTTGGAGAGATTGAGCCGCCTGTTGATAAACTGGCTAAAATTGCTGATTTCTTTGGTGTAACAATGGATCAGATTGTAAAACAGGATTTATCACGGGAGGTGAGAGCATGAATGCATTGGCAACAGCACCAGGGGTTATATCACCCGCTGGGAAATATTACATCAGTGCAAATGAGGTAATGGAGTATCTTGGATGCAAGGAAAACAAAGCCTATGAACTGATAAGACAGCTTCGCGATGAATTGGTTGAAGCCGGGAAGCTGACACCGGCATACCCGACAGGGAAAGTGCCAAGAAAGTATTTTTTTGAAAGATGCATGATTGAAGAATAGGAGGTGCAACATGGCATATTACAATGTTTGCCCAAACTGTGGAAGTAATCTGGATCCTAATGAAAAGTGCGATTGTGAAAGCACGCAGGAAAGAGAGAAAGAGCAGAGCAGGGCGTATTACAGAAAGTATTTGAGAATGGATGGAAGAGGCGGCCAGATGGCGTTTGCCTTTGACGGGCAAAAAGGAGGTGCTGTTGGAGCATGAGAAATAGGTGCATATTGGGATTGCTGATGGTATTTGGGATTTCCTTGGTGTCAGTGGTGGCATTTGCGAATAGTTTTACAGGAGAGCCGGCAAAAAAGACAGATCGAGTTGAAATTATCACGCAAGCTGCTGTTTCGGAGGAGAAAAATGTAGCACCCTATGAGACGCCGGCAGCAACTGAGATTCCGCCAACTGCAACACCATACGCGGAGCAGGATGAGGAGACATCGGGTATCAATGAAGATGATTACCTATTGGCTAAAATCGCTATGGCAGAGGCAGAATCAGAAGACACAAAAGGAAAAGCTCTTGTAATGCTGGTGGTGATGAACAGGGTTTTGGATGATGAATTTCCGGATACCATCAAAGAGGTTATTTTCCAGAAAGGGCAGTTTAGTCCGATCAGAAACGGAAGATATAACAGAGTGGAACCGAACAGGGATTGCTATGAGGCTTTACGGCTTATCCGGGATAAAGGATGGGACGGAAGTGAGGGAGCAACCTACTTTGAAAGCAGGAGCAATTCTACATGGCATAGCGAACATTTAACATTCCTGTTTAGACACGGGAGACATTATTTTTACAAGGAGTGATTGGCATGCGACGAAAAAGGTTAAAAAGAGAGCTGATAGCGATTGTGTGGACTTTGCTCGTTACATACGCTATTGGAAAATGGTCGTTTCACCTTGCCTATATCGAAAGAGGGTATGAGGCGGTGGGAGGCGAATATTTACTGATCCCCGCGGTTTATTGGGGAGCATGGAAAGCGATTAACTATTTATTTGATTCAATGGAGGAGTTGGAATATGAACGACAACGTAGAAAAAAGAGAAGTAGAAGAACTGCTCGGATGCACGATTACAGATGAACAGTTTGAGGAGGCATTAAAGTATGCCAGACATAAGCAGGCGTACATATATCAGCGTGAACCGAGAAAGGTTGTGATGCAGCATTGGTATTTGATGAAGCTGACAGAGGAGTATGTAAGAAGCCTTGCTTTTTCAAAATTCACTATGGATTTATGCAGAACATTGCGTGATATGGAAAAAGAGCACCCAATCACAGATCGGAGTGCCCCTACGGATATCCATATTGTAGCAGTTCCAGTCTTATAAATCAAGTAAAAATTGCAATATGGAGGTAAAAAGCATGAATGAATTATCTATTACTCAGAAATATCCGGTTTCTCAATTTAATTTATTGGGAAATACGGATGTCATGGTCCAGATCCCGGACATTAAATCACCAGTTATTCAGCAGATTAAATTGGATGCAAGAGAGGGAGCTGGAGACATATATCTTCAGCAGCGGGCTTCAAAAGCGTGGACGGATCAAAATGGCAGACACCATCCGGCGACGCCAAATAAATATGCCATTACTAAGAATGGCTTAAAAAAACTTGCAGATGGAGCAGGCATTAAAATGATTTCCTCGGAGCATGTGGTCCCGACAACATGCCAGAAATGCGTTGCCGTTAATCAACATACGGGGAAAATGGTGCAGTGCGGAAATTGCAAAAATAAAGATGTTGCATACAAAGTTACAATATCGGTTCCGCAGCTGACGGGAGAGGTCCTGACAGTGGAAGATACCCATGAAATTATCGTGGATAATGTTACCCCTGGAATGACGGACAAGCAGAAAGCGGAGTTTATGAAGCATCTTCCGCAGATATGCGAAGCGAAAGCACTGAATGGAGCTATTAGAACAGCATTGCATATCAAAGGGACATATACCATTGAGGAGCTGCAGAAGCCGTTCATTGTTGCGTATCTTGTGCCAAATCTTAATCACGAAGAAGTAAAGCGAGCAGCCATTGAAAATATGTTTGAATCGTCAGGAAGACTGTTTGGAACGCAGAACCGGCAGCCAAGCGTGCAACAGATTGAGAGCAGGGTACCGGATGCACACATGATTGAAGCATCAGACGGTGAAAACTACGACGAATACATTGACGACAGGTATATGGAGCAGCCGATTGATGAAGCCCCTCCGGAAGAGCATCCGGCATCCTGCCGGCGAGGTACCGGCGGGGACACAACGGGGACGCCGGCAGGGTACCGGTGTGAACAGTGCGGGGCAGAAATTAACGACAGAGTTCATGGCTATTCAGTGAATAAGTTCGGAAGACCGCTTTGTATAAAGTGTCAGAGATAGTGTCAAGTAAGCTATGAAAAACGAGCCGAAGAAAAATAGGCTCAAATGAACCTTGAAAATTGCAGATATTT